TCCAGAGGGGGGCAAGGTGTTTAAAATAGCGTCTTGAGTAAAGGTACGATCGCACTCAATCTTACGGAGTATAGAATTAACATACTCATGGTAAGGTTTAAGTACGGTCTGTGACCAGTAATCAAGAATAGCTATAACCCTTGTCTTACCCTCTTTGTCGCTAAAGTAGCTAAGTTTACGAAAAGACTTAGATTTAGGTGGTACCATGGTACTCCAGATCGAAGCTAAAGAATGGTTACCCCAAAGAGGCATTAACAGTCTCTCAATACGTCCACCCAGCCTAGGACCTCCTAACGACGATAATTTGTCGATTAGTTCTTGAGGCAATAGGGTAAGTTCGGTAAGAGAAGTCGTCAGTGCTTGTCCTTGAGGACCACTTTTAGTCGAAGCATGGAAACCAGTCCATAGCTCTTTAGTGTTAGGAACAATACCTAAGGTATAAGCCGCGAATTGAAATTCGTTCTCCGTAATGGAGTCGAATCCTATCCACGGCATAGTGATAGATTCTGTCTTTAACTGGGGTTTAAATTTTAAACCTCGGAAAGAGATCAGGCATGTCATAACCATTCGATGGAACTCTATTGTATCACTACAAATAGGTTTCTTGAATTGGGAAATGAATGTCGGAAATCCATCACGATCTAAGGAAACTTGTTCTAACTCTTTCAGAGCATGGCCAGAAAGGAAACGAGTATAAGCTAGTCTTACGGATTTATTGTAAGACACAGCAAACTCGATTCCCCGGGTATTAGCTAAACTTTTAAAGTCTTTGTAATACTTGGCTACGTCTGCTCTATGCGCTTTAAACACCGATGGCAAATAGAATGTTAAGATTATAGAGTTTAACTTCTCTATGTTTCCTAGCATTTGTAATTTGTTCATGATGTATTTTGCAGCATGAGTACGTCATAGCGAGATTATCAGGATCCAGGTGAAGGAGGTATCAGCACCCTCAGACTGGTGAGGCTAGAAACTCAATCCTTTCAAACGCTATAACGCAGCTGATTGTGTCTTTCGACGGTATCAACAACCGTAGGAGTGAACACGATTGACTGTGTTACGGTGTCTACAGGGAAGAGTTCAACCCTCATTACAAGGGAGCTGGTCTTACGAGTCACCAACCTCCACAACTTCTCTTCTTATTTGAAGACAGTAAATATACAACTAGTATAATACTTCTGCATCTAAAAGAAGATAATGGCGGAAGCCAGTGGTTTAGTATAAACCCTGTAGGCAGTGTAGCCCCGGTGGTAAAACC